ACCAACCAAGTATTCCTGGGCCTGTGAAAGCAATGGCTGAGGTTCCTGCTGTAGCGCCTAAGACTATAACCGCTTCTGAACTTGAGGAAGCGGTTAAAGCTGTACTTCAGCAGAATCAGAAAGCTGCTATTGAAGCAGCGAAGCCTAAAGAACCAAACTGGGCTTCTCTTACTGAACAAGAGGCCATGCGTGCTGATACCTACATTCCTGTAATCGATCACGAAGTAGCTGATTATATGAATGTAAGACTCAAAGATCCTGAGTATGAAGCTGTTTGGGTACACCACAGTCCTCGTAGGATTGGTCAAAAGATGGCGGAAGGATTTAAACCTCTCAAACAAAGCGACGTAGACCCTAATTTTACAATGCCAATGGCGTTTGATTCAGAAGGAATTTATCGTTACGAGGATACGATTTGTATGATTGTTCATAAGCGTATTCTCTATGGTAAACGTAAGAAAGCTTTGCAGGTATCTCTTAATCAACTTAGCAACAGAAACCGTCCTCCTCGTGTACGTGTGAAGGATTCTTACGATCAGACTGCACCTGTGGACGATCACTTGAGTTTTGGTACACTTTACTCTGAAATTGTCTAGCACTTAAACCTCAACCAAGAGCGAAGCAGGCGTTCTTATAACAGTAACAGAATGGAGAGCACATGGCGGCGGCGAATCTTACCACACATCTGCCAATTCTACAAGTGCTGGAGAAAGCGGGTACGACGCCTTTCACCAGTGCTCAGCCGGAAGCGGCAAGCCAGACTTTTCTCTCAGGAACGCCTGTACAGTTTAATGGCTCATCGAATGTACAAGCTTGGGATGGTACTACAACTACGGCTGGGATTCTAGGTGTAGCGGAGTCTTTTGGCCTTAACCTTGGTACTGCTGGAGCAGGTGCTCCTACACCTCCGTTTGGTGGGATTACTGGAAACATTGCTACGCAGACTTATGGCAGTGTTCCTAACCAGCCGAACGCGGTGAATATTGCAATTGGTACTCCTGTTTCTGATGGACGTACTTTGTACATTGAGCCTAATCAGGATAATATCTTTCAAGCGTTGTTTGATAACTCCACTGGAACTGTTGCCGCTGATTGGACACCTGTACAGACTGACATTGGCAAGCAGTACGGCATGACCAAGGATGCAAATGGCTTGTGGTATGTTGATAAGGGTAAGACTGGGGGCTCCGCGATTCTACAGATCATCGGACTTCCTCTTGGTTCTTATCTCAATGCACCTGTTACATTCGTCTTTCTCACAACCGCTATTCAGGTAGCCTAACCTCGAAGGAGATTTTCAATGCCTCAAGTACGAGCGAAATTTTCTCAACTGATGCAGCCGGGGCTGAGGAAGATTTACTTCGACAGCCTGGACAATCAACTAAAAGCCTCAGATTATCCGAAGGTGTTTCACGAAGTTGATTCACATTCGGAATATGAGCAGGAACTTGAAATGGCGGGACTTTCTGTATTGATTGAGAAGCCTGAAGATGCTTCGACGTATTATACAGAAATGAAGCAGGGCGGCAGCAAACGTGTTGAACCGTTGACTTACAGCCTTGGGATTCGTACATCTAAGGAATTGTACGATGATGACAAGTATGGTCTGGTAGGAAAGAAGGGACCGACTCTGCTTGCACGTTCTAGTGCTTTCACTAAGGAAATGATTGCATGGAATGTGTTTAACCAAGGATTCACGTCAGCGGTGACTACGTTTGATGGTAATCCTTTGTTCTATAATCAGCACGCTCTTCTGGGTGGTGCTCAGGCTACGCAGATTGCTCCGGGTGTTGCTGGTGTAATCTCAGCACCGGGAACTTATCCAAATCGTCCTGCGGTAGATGTGGATTTTAGTGTAGCAGGTCTTCAGCTTGCTACGAACCACGCCTCACGCATGATTGATAACATGGGTTTTCCAATCAGGTTGAAGTGGCAGAATCTTATTACACCTCCTGAACTTCGGTTCTTGGTACGTGAAATTCTCGGTTCTCCTGGGAAGCCTTACACTGGTGACAACACCGTCAATTCTCTGCTGCCTGAGGATTACAAGAACATTGAAGTCCCGTGGCTTAACAGTCCTTCTGCGTGGTTCTTGATTGCTGAGAAGAGTGACCATGCACTTGAAGTTATCAATCGTGAAGCTCCTACTACGGACTTTGACGATGACTTCGACACAGATGCGATTAAGCAGAAAACAAGGATGCGTGTTGCTGCATGGTGCCCGCGGTGGCAGGGAGTTTGGGGAACGCAGGGACCGTAGGACGTTCGTAGCAAAGCTTAACAGCACTTGCTACGCACAAGGGAGTTATTGCACTGAGCGGAACCTGCTCCCCGCAGTCTTAGCTCCCTTTAAATTTTCGAGGATTCTATGAGTTTCTTTGCACAGACCGGACTACGCCATACATGGTTA